CCCTCGAAAATAATCCGGGAGCCGCGGCGGCGAAGTCATTCCGGGCGGCGGCGGTCGGCGCGGCGGTCGGGTATCGTCGGCGGCATGAGTGAACCGAACCCAGTTGGCGAAGCGACCGACGCCGCGCGCTACGAGCACGTCGATCCGCGGCTCGTCGTGAAGCGTGATCGCATCCTGCAATTCTTCGCCGCCGACCATTTGCCGGAACACTTGCGCGCGGTGTCGCTACCGTTCTGCGAACTCGCGAACAAGCTCGTCGCGGAGCTTCCGAGCAATCCAGAACGAACGGTCGCGCTTCGGAAATTGCTCGAAGCGAAGGATGCCGCGGTTCGCGCGCTGCTGTTCGTCGAAGGCTAGTCACGCGTCGCTCCGTCGGTCGGCGCGACGGAGCTCGAAGCGCATCAAAGTCCACTGCGCCAGAATCCACGAGTGAAACCCACTGGCGCGCGCGGCTTGCTCGGATTCTGGCGTGTCGTAAATCACGACCGGCTCGGCGGCGACCTGACCGTCGATCAATCCCGACGCGACTAGGCTCGGCGTCCCGGTGTGCTCTTCCGTCAAGACGAACCGCGACGCGTCGGTTCGTTCGTCGACGCGCAATACAAGCTTGGTTTCCGCGTCGGCGTGGAAGTCGAATCGGCGTGTCGTCATGGGAACCTCGGCGGCTAGGTATTTCTGGGCAGCAAGTAGAGCTCGCGGATCGTAAGGATCGCGGTGCGTTCTAAGTCGGTTGCCGTGCGCAGCATTTCGAGCGCGGTGTCGTTGGATAGGGCGTGGATCGGAGTCGCGTCTAGCTGGCGGGGTTCCTGACATACGAGGATCGCGAGCTGCAGAATCAAGGCGACGCCGGGCGCGGTGTAGAACTCGGGATCGTTGGCGTGTCGGACGCAGGCCAGTACGGCGGCGTCGACGCGATCGGTTAGGAGCTTGCGACGCTCCGGCGTCTGTAGGCGTTCGAGCGTGACGCGCTCCGCGGCTAGCAGCTGCGGAAGTAGGTTGGCGAGCACGATCGGCGTCATTGGGATTTCGCTCCCAGCTGATACGGGGCCATCGCAAGCGGGCCGTCGTCGGGTCCACGCCAGTACGGCTCGATCCATCGAAGCGAGCGCATGGATCGGGCGATGCCGTGCGGCTGTTGCTTCCAGTGTCCTCTGACCTGACGCTGGACAGTCGGCACACGACCGCCGCCGCGAACGTATTCGCGAACCGCGATTCGGCAGTCGATACGCACCGGGCGGTTCAGCTCCCACACGCGAGCGGTCGGCGGCGTCGAAGCCGGCTTGCCGTTCGAGCTCGTCGTCGCCGGGCTCGAAGCGGCGGCGTGTCCTTTGCCGATTGGCTTCGCCGCTGTCGGGTCGGACATGGCGATGCAGGCATTCAACACGAGCCGGCGCAGACACACGATCGAGCGGCAGTCGTGTTCCGACTCGGCGAGATTGAGGCCGGACGCCGCCCCCCAACACTCGCCGCTGTGTTCGAGCGGCTCGCCTTGGCGAAGCTCGTCAAGCGTGTAGACCAGACACGAATACTCGACGGTCTCGGCGATGGTGAGGAATGTCCATCGGTCGCGCTGGAAGTAGACAAGCGCAGCTCGAAGCGGCTCGGGTGTCCCGTCGCGCGCGAGCATGGTCAAGAGGCCGTCGGGGATCGCGAGGTAGTACGCTGGCCATGGTGGACGGATGTCGGCATCCGGGACCGCGGTCGACATAAGCGCGGCGGCGTACGCGTGTCCGAGCTGCAGCGTAGGGAAGCCGCCGCGCGCCCATTCTGCAGACCATGCAATCCCGTAGGCTAACGGAGCTAGCTGGTCGAAGCCGGGCGGCGACCGGATGCGCAAGCGCGCTTCGCCGGGATTGAGCGGGTGCGGCTCGACGCTGAGGCTGATGCGCTGGTCGTCGCGAGACTGCGTGCCGAGCTGCACTAGATGGTCGCGCGTGTACATCCGGCCGGCATCGCACGGCGGCGCCGAATATGCAATCAATGGCGTATGAACGACGACGAGTGGCAGGTGTGGGTGAGCGAGCGACCGGAAGCTGTTCGAGCGGCGGCTCGCCGGTGGCCAGGCTGCAGCGGCGGCAAACTGGTTTGCTATCGGTCGACGGAGAACCCGAGGTTCCACTACACGATTTATAGCTATGCGGAGACGCCGACCGGCGTCACGTGCACGCTAGTCCATGGGCGCGACTCGACGTTGCCGGGCGTTCGTACGTTCGGACAGCCGCTCGAACAGCTCGTTCCGTGTGGCTGCGGCCAGTGGCAGCCGCCGACGGAGGAACAGAGCCGGGCGACGCATGAGCGGCTGGGACGTATGAAGCTGGGGCGCAGCTGATGAGCGTCGACAACGACCGGGCGGAACAGATGTCTATGCGGATTCTCGCGGTGCTCGCGACGCGCGCAACGGCGACGATCGGCGAAGTGTTGGATGTCGTCGCGCGCGACGACGTACGCGACGAAAGGGAGCTCGCGCTGCTGATGCTCGGTTCTCTGACGGCTCGGAAGATCGTTGCGTACGTCGACGACTATCGTCGCGACGTCGCGCTCGGTTCGGTGAAGGTCCGGCTCGTTCCGTTCGATGGTCCGTCGTCGCGCGGTTGACGCGGCGATCGGTCGCACACATACACGGGTGCATGAGCTCCACGAAGCGCGGCGGGCAACGGTCGGCGGCTGACTACTATCCGACGCCGGCTTGGTGCGTTTATCGGCTGCTCGAGGCCGTACGGCTGCCGGGCGGCGTGTGGCTGGAGCCGACGGCCGGCGACGGAGCCATCGTGCGAGCGGTGAACGCTTGGCAGTTCCGCAACGCGTGTCCGGCGGTCGAGTGGCATGCGGTCGAGCTCGAAGCGCGACACGAGCCGGCGCTTCGAAGCGCGGCGGGGGCGAACGTGCGGATCGGCTCGTTCCTGGACTACATACCGCCGCCGATCGGGATCGACGTCGTGATCCTGAATCCACCGTTCAGGATCGCAACCGAAGTGATCGAGCGCGCTTTGGCGTTTCGTCCGAGGCTCGTCGTCGCGCTGCTACGGCTGAACTATCTGGGTTCAGAGCGGCGAGCCGATTGGATGCGCACGAACGCGCCCGACGTCCACGTGTTGCCGAACCGCCCGGTGTTCGACGGGCGCGGCGGCGACTCGGTCGAATACGGGTGGTTCGTATGGTTCGGAGGCGCGACCCGTTCTGCCGGCGTCGTGAGCGTGCTTGCTTCGACTCCGAGGGAGCAACGGGCGCGACCGGGCGCAGCTCGTCACAGGTCGAGACGATCGAGCATGACCGCGACCCGTTCTGCGGCGTCGGGATAGTGGGAAAGGATTTCGGCCAGTGCTTCGCGGAGCTGACGCCAGCGCGGGTTATTCCGAACGATGCGGTCGTCGACTTGCTCGGCGGCGAGCTCGAGGCTGGCTTTCTGGCGTAGTAGCTGGGCTTCCATGCGGACGACGCGCATGTAATCGAGCGCAGACAAGCCGGGCGTGGCGCGCTTGCGGCGCACTTCGTCGATCAGAGCTTGCGTGTCGGCAAGGGTCGCGCTCACTCCGATCGCCGCCGCGGTCGAAGCTTGGATCTCCGAGATCGCCCGCACAGGTATCGGCGTGGGGTTCGAGGAGCTCGAAGCGGTCGTCGCCGGTGCTGCGACGCCGGGCGGATCGGGCGGGCGGTCCCAAGTCTCTACCGGGATCGAGTAGACGTCGCGCATCCGGGCGCGCGCGGCTTGCGACGGTAGCTTCAAGCCGTGGCGCCATAGGTGCACGGATTGCCGCGACCGAACGGCGAGTTCCCTTGCAATCCGAGCGATCGACGCCGGGACCGCGCGCAACATGGCTTCGCCTTGTGTGATCGGCGGAGTTACGTATACAGTTGTATTCGACATGCCATCTTCTCAGAATCTAATCGTATACATCATGATATGTGTGGTTCTGACTGTTAGTGTGATAGTCATATTTGACTATCTAACTGATAGCGGTATTTAGCGACGTTTGCGCGGGTCCCATGTATCGCGCATCGCATACGGATCGACGAGCGGTGTTCGAAGATCGGTCGGCGGCGCTGGCGGTGGAAGCGGCGTCGGGTCGTAGTTCATCCAGGTGGGTTCCCAAGTCGAGAGGGCGAGAGCATCAAAACGATCGGGCGATCTTTTTAGAATCGCCTTGATCGAATCCTTGTCGATCAAGTTCAGGCGCGAACGGTCGTCGATACTCCACGTCATGACGTGAAGCTCTGCGGCGAGATGGTTGTCGGCAATGAGCGAGCCGCCCGAACGCATCCAGCGTTCGAGCGACGCGCAGACTTGATCGCGAACGAGCGCGTAGTTCTCGTGATCGCGGAACGGGCGCACGGAACCGCGAACGCCGATCAAGCGGAACGCATACGGGTGTGCTTCGTGGTAGGCGCGGAACGTTCCGTATACTTCGGCGCCGACGGCTCCGTCGCGATCGATCACGACGACCGGCACTTCGCGCTCGACGCCGAAGGTTCGGATCAGGAGCAGAACGTGTCCGAGGATCGCTTGTGCGGTCATACCGCGGTGTGCTTCGAGGGCGAGATGCCGGAAGCCGCGGCGGGCGCTGAACCCTGACTCGTCGCCCTTGGAGCCGGAACCCGCGGGATCTATGCCGATGAACAACAGGCCGTCGGCGGGCGCGTCGTCGAGGCGCTGTTGTGCGGCGGTGATCAAGTCCATCGGGAAGATGCGCCCGATCTCGGCTTGGCAGAACTCGCCAAGAATGCGCACACGAAAGAACGCGGAGTCGCGACCGTATTCGCCTTCGAGCTCGTCGACGTACTGGCGTGTCGCAAGTCCGGGGATCACGACGCGACCGGCGACGACGTTCGGCGACTCTTCCGACGAGATGCGCAGGCGATGAAACACGGATTCGTCGTCGTTGAAGATCCGATAAAAGAAGCCTTGGTTACGCGTCGGGTTCGAGATGCAAACCAGCTTGCCGCCGCCGCTGAGGTTGCCGCGTATGGCTTCGTAGATGAGATCTTCGACGCCGGAACACTCGTCGATCAGATACAGATTGTTCGGGCCTGAGATGCCTTGCACGGCTTCCGGTTCGCGCGAAGTGAAGCCGAAGATCATGCGCGTTCCGTCGCTCGACGTGATGCCGGTTCGAGCGAGCGAGCCGACGCGCCCGGTATCTATCAGGGCAGAATGCGCGCACGGTCGCGGTCCGTGCGGGTCGTTGCGCTTGCAGTCGATGCAACGACCCGACTCCATCAGCACGCGTTGGAGCTCGTACCAGACGACCTTATTCAGCTGGCGATCGGTCGTCGACGATAGGATCGATTGCGAGTTCGGCGTCGAGCAATACCACCACAATGCGAGCGCTGCGATCGTTCGCGTCTTTGACGTCTTTTGGCCACTGCAGACGCCGACGCGGTCGTAGTCGCGAACCGCTTCGAGTAGCTCTTGCTGGCGTGACCACGGTTCGAAGCCGAGTATCTGTCGACAGAACCCGACCGGGTCGAGCACGTATCGATCGTTAGGCCAAGTGAGGGAAACGCGTTCGCGGAGCTTGGCGCGGATTGCGCGCGCGAGATCCGCTCCCATCTTGATCCGACTTGATTCGTTCGACGCTCGCGAGCCGAGCCGCGGTCGTCGATCCTTTATCGAAGCTTCGTTCGAGTAAGTGACCATTCGTAGTCCGATCGTAAACCTGTTAGGTTTACTGTCGAATCTACTAGCGCGCCAGTTGTTACTAGGTCCGTCGAGCCGCTTACCTAAGCGGATCAATGGCGTCACTACTTCAGCGCGTCGCTAACGTGCTGCTCGGGCGCTCCGCGTACGCTGAGAAGCCGAGCATGTCGACGAGCTCGAACGAGCTCACGTCGCCGCAAGTGATCCGTGCGCGCGAAGCACTCGGCGGCAACCTGGCGCCGCCCGGTCGCGTTCCGACGCGGCTCTACCTTGCCGACGTCGAGACGGCGACGATTGCCGCTGACATGGGGCAGATCAAGCCGGCGGCGCAGCTCATGGCCGCCGCGAAGCAGGACGGCGTGTACTCCGGCGTTCTGTCGACGCGCACGGATGGCCTGGTTAGGTTGCCGCGCAAGTTCGTCGGCGACTCGGAGATCTGCGCGGCGCTCGAAGCGGGGCATACGAGCGGCTCGACGAACACAGACCCGCGAAGCGACTTCGACGAGATGTGTCCTCCGAAGGAGCTCGCATTGCTCGCCGCCGACGGCCTTACGCTCGGGATAGGAGTCGGCGAGCTCGTCGAGGTGCCGGGCCGTGCGTATCCCGTGCTCGTACGGCTCGATCCTCAGTTCTTGGTGTATCTTTGGTCTGACGGCTGTTGGTACTACCAGTCGGTCGCCGGGATGCTGCCGATCACTCCGGGTGACGGACACTGGGTGTTGCACTGTCCCGGCGGTCGCGTCGCGCCTTGGCAAAACGGTTTCTGGAGAGCGATCGCGCGCGCGTTCATTCGCAAAGAAACGGCGTCGCTACTGCGCGACAACTGGGAACAGAAGCTTGCGAACGCAGCGCGTGTCGCCGAAGCACCACAAGCGGCGACCGAAGATCAACAGCAGGGATGGTTCCAGCAGGTCGCGGCGTGGGGGATCAATACGGTCTTTTCCACGAAACCGGGATACGTGGTCCGCCTGTTGGAGAGTAATGGGATTGGATGGCAATCGTATTCTAAGACCATAGAGGATCAGGATCGCGAGTTTCAGATCTGCGTTGCCGGTCAGACGGTCACGACCGAGGGCAAGAGCGGTTTCGTATCGGCCGATCTGTACAAGTCGATCAGAAGCGACTTGATCCAGGCGACCGGCGACGATCTCGCATACACGGTCAACACACAGATTCTGCCGGCGTACGTGTTCAACGTGTACGGCGAACAAGCGCTCGAGTCGCGCGTCGTCGTGATGGAATGGGATACGACGCCGCCGAAAGATCTCAACTCGGAAGCGACGTCGCAGGTTACGGCGTCGACTGCGATCAAGGGGCTTACCGAAGCACTGGCGCCGCACGGTAAGCGCGTTGACGTCGCGCAACTGTGCGTCGACTTCGGCGTTCCGATCCTTGGCGATGGCGACGGGGACGGCGCGAACGATAGCGCGTCGAACGACAACTCGACGAGCGGCGCAGGCGATGGAACGCCGGTGGAAGGCGCAAGCGACGCGGCGGTCGATCTCGTAGCGTCACAGAAAGACGCGCAGGACACGGCACTGAATGGCGCGCAGATCGCGTCGCTTGTGCTCGTCGTGCAATCGGTCGCCGATGGCAAGATTCCGCGCGACGCGGCGATCGGGATCATCAAGCGTTCGTTCCTAGTCGACGACGCGACCGCGGCTGAAATGCTCGGTTCGGTGGGGGCCGGGTTCGTCCCGACTAGCACCGACGCTCCACCTACCGAACCGAGCGCGCCCACTAACACAGAACAGGCGGCGGAATGAAGCCAGAAGATCAAGCGGCGAAGCTGCAGCCGTTGCAGAGGTTCGAGCGTGTCGGAGAGCTCGCGATCCGCCCGCAAGCCTTTTTCGAGTTCTTTCTGCCGCCGCCGACGGATCGACGGAACGCGCTCGTCGGCAGTGTCGAGATCGTCGACATATGCGGACCGCTGACGACGCGCGCGGAGATGTGGTGCGACTCGTACGAGTCGATCGTCGAACGCGTAGCAATCGCCGCCGCTCGACAGGAAACGACGACGATCGTGCTCCGCATGGATTCGCCGGGCGGCGATGCGCAGGGAATGATCGACGCGGCGAACAGCATCGCGTCGATCTGCCAGAGCGCAGGCAAGCCGGTTTACGCGTACGTTGGCGCGCAGTGCTGCAGCGCTGCCTATGCGCTCGCATGCGTCGCGGCTCGTATCTTCGTCGGGTCCACGGCGATCGTCGGCTCGATCGGCGTTCTGTCGCGTCGCGTCGACTTTTCAGCGCAGAACGCCGCGCGCGGTGTGAACGTGGCATTCGTTGCGACGGGCGCGCGCAAGCTCGACGGGAACGAAGATGCGCCGATCACTGACGACGAGATGCGCGAGCAACAAGCGCTCGTCGACGAGCTCGGGTCCGTGTTCTTCGAGCACGTCGCCGCGCGTCGTCGGCTGAGCGTCGAAGCGGTCGCCGGGATGAACGGGAAAGTGTTTGCGGGTCGAGCGGCTGTTGCCGCGTCGCTCGCGGACGAGCGCGCGTCGTTCGACGAGTTGCTCGCGAAGATCGCAACAGGAGAACTCAACATGTCAGCACTGCAACGAGCGCGCGCGGCGCTCGAAGAAGCGGCGAAGTCCGACGACAACGAAGTCGCGGCGGAAGCGCGGAAGGCGCTCGCGGCGATGGACGGAGACACAACCGAACCAGCGGGCGCCGACGACGCGCCCGAGACGACCGACGAACCGAGCGGCGAGGACAGCGCGCCCGAGACGACCGACGACGACAAGGACAAAGACAAAGACGGCGACAAGCCGGCGGCGATCTCGAAGCGGCAGTTCGCGGCGGTTACGAAGTCGATCGGGGAACTCGCGGCGGAGAACAGCGCGCTCAAGGCGAAGCTAGCGAACGGCGACGTCGAAGCGTTCTACGCGTCGCGTCCTGACTTGCCGGCGACGCTGGTCGAGCGGCTTCGTGCGTTGCCGCTCGAGGAAGCGAAGGCGATCGCCGCTGCTATCCCGGTCGCGAAGCCGCCGAAGCTTCCGATCAAGCCGAGCACGCAATCGATCAAGCCGACGCAAGGCAAGACGCAAGGCGCCGAAACCGGACCGCGGCTGTCGGCGGCGGCACAAGCAAGGCTCGACGCGCGCATGGGGCTCGCTCCGGCGCCGAAGCTCGTCAACAAGCGGATCGGGAACACGACGTTCGTCGGCGTCCCGGAAGACTATCAGCTGCCCTCGGCGGCGGATCGGGGCGAGTAGCGCGCGACGTCGCGCGCTCGAACTAACGCGAGAGGGAAGGTTAGGTCAGGTCAATGGCTCGATTTATCAATCACGTATCGATCGATCAGTACAAGTTTGTGCTGAAGTCTGCCGACGCAGCCGTTCAGGGGAACGTTGCGTTCGGCGATCCGGCGACGGGTTTCGTCACGATTACGCCGTCGCTTACGACGATCGCGGTCGGACACTTTGCGGAGTCGTTCACGGGCGACGGAGTGAAGAAGATCAACGTTCGTTTCTTCGACGAAGTCGACGGTTATTGGTTCACGAACGACACCGGCACCGCGATCACGAAGGCGTTCGGGACCGCGAACTATCTCAACGGGTCAACCGTTACGGGCGCGGCGGGTTGTCCTGCTGGCTACGTCGTCGAAGCCAACGCGGCGCAAGCGTTGATCGTCCCGCGCATCATCGCCGCTCCGGTGGCGGCGGTCGAGGAACCAACACCCTGACAGTTGGGCGTTAGCCTAACAACAGATCAAAGGACATAGGTAAGGCATATGATCATCGATCCAGCGTTCCTCGGATCTCTAGAGTCGAACATGCGCGTGTTGTTCGATCAGAAGTATTCGGCGCTAAACGCCGACGCATGGTGGCGCGTGTGCACGTATGAGAGCACGAGTCGCTCGCTCAAAGAGATCGTGTATTTCGCGCTCGAAGCGGCAAAGCTTCATCGTGGCGGCAAGGGCGGATTCAAAAGCTTCGACGAGATCCGCTATCTGAACACGGCGGTCGAGAACGAATACACACAGTCTGGCT